CTAGCTTTCGCCGCTGGCCTGCGTGCGCGGCATCGGCCGCTGCTCGTAGACCTTGCTGGCCCCGCGGTGCACGGCCGGCGTGTCGCGGCCCCTCGTGTACTTCTCCGTCGTGGCGCGCGTGGTGTGGCCCAGCAGGCCCTGCACCACGCCCAGGTCCTCGGTGAGGTTGTCGGCATTGTCGGCCAGCGTGCGCCGGCTGCTGTGCGAAGAGAAGTGCGTGCCGATGCCCGCCTTTTTGCCGGCCCGCTTCAAATTCATATTTACCTGCGCGGTGGCGCGCTTCATTTCCTGCAAGGCCGTGGCGGCGCTCAGATGGAAATAGCGCGGGGTAAGCCAGGGCAGGATGAACGCCTCGGGGTCGGGCTGGCTGCCGTCGGCAGGCAGGAAGCTATCGAGTAGGGCCGTGAGCTGGGGCGACTCCTGCACCACCTTTTCGCGGTCGCCTTTGTCCATGGTGAAGCGCACGCTGCCGAGGCTGCGCTGCTTCCATTGCAGGCGCAGCACTACGCCGATGCGCGAGCCGTGCAGGTAGTATTGGATGAGGTAGGTGGCGCGGGCCTGGTGCTGCTGGGGCGGCAGCTCGACGGTTTCCAGCGCCGAAAATTCGGCGTCGGTCAGCCAGGTGCGCGACGGGGTAGGGGTGGGGCGCTCAAACTCGTCGTAGGGGTTGGCGTGCTTGGGCAGGTGTTTTTTCTTGATGGCCCGCTCGACGTAGATGTTGAGAATGTCGTGGGCCTTGCGCCGGGTGCCGGGCCCGTTTTTGAGCTCGCGCTTCATGTAGGCGTCGAAGTCGGCTATTACCTGCTCGGTAAGCTGCTCGCAGCGCAGCGGCTTCTTGCCTTGCTTCCAGCCCCAGGAGTCGGCCAGCTTGTTGAGCGTGGTGTGGCGGGCCTCGCAGGTCGAGGCGGCAAAGTTGCCGTTGTCATCACGCGCCCAGCTTTCGTAGGCGAAGGTCAGGAAGTCAACCACCGCCACCTTGGCCACTGGCTTTAGGTCCTCGCCACTGGCTAGGATGCGCTTGAGTTCCTTAGTCCCTAGGTCGGGCTGCTCACGCGCCAGCTTCTTGGCCCGGCGCAGCAGGCTGAAAATAGCCTCGTTAAAATCCGAGTACTCGTAGTGGCTGCTCTTAATCCAGTCTTCTTTGTCGCTGCTGCCGTTCGGGTTCCATTGTTTGGGCGTCACGGCTACGCCGGCCACGTTTAGGTAGCCCACGACGCGACTAGCCGTGATGCGCATGCGCACGTCGTGCAGGCCAGCTTTGTCGGCGTTGGGGTCAAGCAGGATTTTAAACGTCGCTGGCATCAGTTAGAAATTATCGTGTTGACGCAGATACACGGGGCGTAAGCCATTCTTAGAACTGACCGGGAATCGGTCTTTTGCCTCCATCTGGCCACCGTGCTGTCAATTGTTCGCGAATTGTCTTATTAATCGCGTCGATTTGCATAGCTATTCTTTGTGCCACCTGCGTGGGACTCAAATCTGGGTAAAACTTCGCATATGCTTCCTTAACTAATTCATGACATCTTGCCTCATGCATCCACCTGTTAGCCATTGCTGCATGACCATGCGGTACTTGCCTTTCATCACAAAAATCTTTCACTACTTTTTCCACCAATGCTTGCTCGTCGCGCTCTAATCTGAATTGCAAACCTGATATGTCTGAGCTAGATGAGGAACCTCCGCTGCTACCTCTGTCCTGTTGGCGTGACCGTTCGGCTCGCAAGTCAGCCATGCCTTCTACAAGCTTTTGCAGCGTCTCGGTAATGTCTAGTGTAGTAGTATCCAGCTTCGACGCCTCTACCGTGACGTCGCTAAAATGACTTAAGTAGGGTCTGTAAGTGCCTAGTTCACTAGACTCATATACTTTCTTAAGCGTGGCTGCCAGATTATCAACAAATGCTTCTGTTATGAAAATGTGCAGGTCTTTTGGATAAGCCTCATAAATAAAGTTTTTAATATCGAAAGGGAAGTTCTCTTTCCTATCAAATACTAGAACTATAGGCTTCTTAGTCGCCATGCGTAAGCCAAGTTCCAGCATTACGTTAGGATTAAGACTGCTTACATCGCACACTACAATTTCATTGTGGTAGATATTTCGGATGATGCTGCTGTGAATCATGTCTTCGCCTGCATTCTCACTCACCATTTCAGCAGTAAAACCAGCTTGCTTGGCCGCTCGAATGATGAGCTTTCGCACATATAGCCAATGTCCAGCATCGTAACCAGGTGTGTCACTAATTGGCATAATGATGCCGCAGTGAGGAAGTTTTGGGCTATCTGAAGGGGTAGCCGCTGGGACTGCTGCTAGCTCCTCTTGTGGTGAGGCTTCGTGGGTAGGGCTGTCGGCCATGAGAGTGACTGGTTAAGTGATTTATGATTCAGCTGCGCTTATGTGGAGCTAGGCTAGTTTCTCGGTGACCTCCTCCAGCTTAGTAATGCGCGAAAGCATGTCCGAGAGTGCGGCCTGCTGGCGTGCTAACTCCACGGGAACATCAAGGCGGGTATTGGTCAGGTCTTGGGTGAGACGGGCCACGCCCTGCCACACTTCGCGCACTTCCCGCGCATCGAGCGGCTGGACATCGAAGCTAGGGTTATCGGAGTGCAGGCTGAGCTGGCCGCGCTCGTTGAGCTGATTGAGCACACGCTTTACCAGCACGTCGGTTTCGGTGACGATGACATACACGCGGTTGTCGAGAATGTCGTGCGCCCACTTTTCAACGAAGCGGCAGATAATCCAGTCGCCATCTTCGAGCGTGCCCTGCATGCTGGCCCCGTGCACCTGGAAGGCCCGGAAGCTGCCGTTGTTGAAGGCAGCGCCCGGTAGGCGAAAGCTGGGGAGCTTTTGAATGAACGTAGGCTCGGTGAAGCCGCCAGCCGCGTAGCCCGCGGCGGCCCATACGGGCACTAGTTCAATATTCTCATCACCGTCGGGCGCTACCTGCACCGTGAGGATGCGCAAGTTGTCGGTAGCCTGCACTCGCTGTGCCGGCTCTGTGGTCGCCAAACCGCCTAGTTGAGGCGACATATACAACAAAGATTCTTTAGCCTCTGTCTTCGGTGCCTCGCTTTTGAGCATATCGCCCTCGCCTAGGAGCAACCAGCGCTCATTGATTTCGGGGTAGGCATGCACGATTTTTCCAACAATATCAAAGCCAGGCTTTGATTTCTTCTTGCCAAGCATATCACCTATCACCCCACTTAGGACGCCTATTTTCTGGGCAAACCTCCGCTGAACGCCATTTTCTAATTTTTCAATTAGAAGATTAAGTCGCTGATGGAAAGGCTCTTGTGCTTCTGACATGGAAATTTATTGCATTTGATGTTAGATTTCTATTGTTGATGCAATCAATTTCGTATACATTTGTACAACACCAACACCAACACCGAAAGGTACGCAACTTCTGATATGGCTGACGCATCAAAAACCGCCACCGTTGAGCAGCGTGCACAAAAAAAGGCCGCCCGTCGGGCAGCCTTCATTCAGGACATTGCGGAGGCAGTGTACTTGCTAGGGATGCAGCGCCAGAATGAGATTGAGGCGAAGCAACTTTCTATTCAACATGCGACCGATGAGCAAAGTCGTCTACGCAAACAGCTCGATGAAGCAGCATTAGCATCAAGTAGTCCATTAGAGGCGCTGTACTGCAAAAATGTGAATGTAGAGAGGCGTTGGCGGTGGGCAGCTCACCGAATAGACTTAGAAAGCTTCCGAGCAGAAGAGGCTCTGAAATGGTCTATCGAGCAGGGAATATTGCCTAAAGGCACCCTTACTCTGCCTGATACCGAACGCCAGTTCTTGGCCTACGCTACTTGGAAGGTCTCTAATGGAAAAGCTCAGAGTACCCAGGTGCGTGGCTCAGATGGCGGCTGTCCCTCATTTCGATTTTTGAAATCTTCATAAAGGCGGTTGTACTCCTCTTTGATAGCAGTGAGTTCAGGATTTGCAGCAGGGTCAGTGCTCTGCAACCGCAAGCTCAATTGAGCTTGACCATATAAAACGCGCTCCAGCATCCGGTCTAAATCACTGATTTTCCGGGTGAGGTCATCATTAGAGGCCATAATTCGGGCAATTAAATTTTCCTCAAACATAACAACCAACACCAACACCATGCAAGAAGCAACTGACTTCCGCGACCTGATGCCGAAAGGCTTCCTGCCGCAGCTCAGCAAGGACTCTGGCGTGACCGACCCTTCGGCCCTGTCCCGAGTGGTGCGCTATGAGCAGACCAAGCACAAGGCCTGGCCCTTTGCCCTGGCCATCGCCGAGAAGCACAACCCCGCCGGCTTCGCCCGCTGGGCCGAAGCCAACCCCGAAAAGCTGCCAGTAGCCGCCTAAAACCAAAAGCCCCGACCGCACTGCAATGCGACCGGGGCTTGAGAACCAATAACGGTTCAAAGATACACCTTATTCCACTCACAACCAACCAATAACACCCTCATGCAGTCTGCTGCACCCACGTCCGCCACCCTCGTCCCCACGCTTGCCGACTTGTTCAACAAGCGCGTCAAGCACGCCGCCACCGACCTGCGGCCCGGTGATAGCTTCCACCTCACGGCCCCGATGCTCGGCTTCCCCAAGGGGCGTAAGGTCTCCATCTACGGCTACTGCGTGCAGTACGACACGCAGGGCCACGCCTACGCCGTGACAGCCTACGTGCGGCCCGACGAGCTCAACGACCACGCCGTGGCATACAGCGAGCGCGAGGCCGCCCGCTACCCCACGGATAGCCAGCGCGAACAATGGTTCGGCTCGGTGCTGATGTACCTCACGGAAATCGACCTCACCGATTACGCCGACTGCCTAAAGCTAGAGCGCCTGAGCGAGCGCGTCACGCCGCTGCTGCCTGCTGCCACCATTATCTACCGCCAAGCGGCCTAATACTATGGGAGCCACCGCCACTTTCGCTTTCGTCACGCCCGAAGAACACGCTGCCGCTTTGCAGCGCATTGAGCGGCTGGAACAGCTGCTCGGCGCCCACGTCATCGAACAGGATGAGTGGCTGCCCACCGACCAAGCCGTGCGAAAAGCGGGCGTCAAGAACCGGGATATTCTGGAGAAATACGCCCGCGCTTCCCGACCCAATACGCAGGAGGTCGGCCGCATTACGTGGCGCAAACAGGGTACCAAGTGCCAGTACTCGCGCCGCTCGTGCATCGACTACGACCAGCACAAGCTCGGCCAGCCTACCCTCACTGCTTTAGCTGCCTAGTGCCCGATGACCAACCTGGCCACCGTCATGAATCCGGCCGCCGTGCGGCTCTACCGCCAGGCCGTGCGCAAGCAAATCGGCCGGCTGCTCAATGACCCGCTGGTGACCGGTCCCGAGCGCGTGGCGGGCAACCGCAAGCTGGAGGAGCCAGGCGTGCCGCTCGAAACCCTGGAAAAGCGGCGGGACAAGCTGGTCGAAATCCTCAACGGTCGCCGGGTAGCTACCCGCCTCGACGATTAACAAAAAAGCCCCCGCAGGTACGAACTGCGGAGGCCTTTACTCAAGTGCCCATTCATACCTCAGAGCCCCACAAAGTTATGGAAGATTCCAAAACCTACGGCGTCACGATGTTGGTGACGCCGCCCACCACGCCCCCTAGCTGCCTAGCTGAGCTAACACCAGTAGCCCACACGACGGAGGCCGGCCAACAAGTGTACTACAAGGCTGAACAGGTCGAAAACTTAGTAGCCCGCCTAACTACCCCGCCTACTGATGAAGCGTTGGTTGCGTTGGAGGCATTGCACGCCAATGCCGTCTATGGTAGCTGGTATGCACGTGGCAATAAAGTATTTGTCGACTATGGCGACAACACTTACTGTGTCCTAGAAGAAGGTGAGATTTCGGGTGGTGACCACCCAGGTACTACGGCTGCCTTTACTGCTGCCATTAAAAACGCCCTGCCCGGCCTGCTAGCCCGCCTAGGCATGCAAAATGAGCTATTAGCTAGCATGCGCGACACCAAGCGTGCGCTGTGCGAGCGACTGGAGCAGGCGGCCAAGGCGCTCGAAGGCTACGAACAGTGGGAGGCCAATGTAATTAAGGAAGATGCTGCGTGGAGCACGCCCGCTGCCCACCCTTGGCAAACGGACGAACTCTACGACGAGTGGATGCGCCTGCAAGGGTTGCGCAACGCTGTGCTACGCCCAACGGTGAAAGGAGGCCAGCAAGGTGCATAAGTTCACCCACCCCCAAAGCGGCTCGGTGCTGTTCGTGCAGCGCCCCAAAGAAGCCGCCGACGTGGCCGCCTTTCTTGCCCGCGAGCCCCGCCTAGTGCCGCCCACGGCTCCCCTACTCAGCGGCGGCGTGGTGGTCATGGCCTGGCGCATGCTCATTGTGCTGGTGCTGGCGATTGCCGTGGCCGTGGCCTTTTTTATGCTTGGCGAGGAGCGCCCCGACTCGGTGGTGCGCCCGGCCCTTACCGCGCGCCAGCGGGCGGCTGCCTTCCGATGAGCCGCGACCAACTCATTGCCGCCGTGCGGGCCCACCCGCCCCAGTCGCCTGAGTGGGTAGCCGCCGTGCAGGCCCTCGGGGCCGCCAGTGGCAAGGGCGGCACGCCGGCCGGGCCGCAGCGCCCACGCAAGAACTGGCAGGCCACGCTCACGGGCATCCTACGCAGCCACCACTTCAGCCCCGAGGAGCGCGCCACTTTTTTGGAGCGCGTCAAATACGAGTACGGCTCGGAAGTGCTCTACAAGCAAATAACACAAGCAGTTGCGGCCCGCGAAAAGGCCGAACGCCAACAAAAAAAGGCCCAGCAAGCGGCCTAAGTCTCACCGCCCCACTGGGCATTTTCTCAATCTATCATGAAGGAAGCCGTGCTTATCACCAGCCCCAAAAACTTCTTTGCCCTGCTGCCGGAAGGCCTCACGGCTGACGAGAAACGCCAGCGCCTAGAAGCCCTGGCCTATAACAAGTACGAGGACGACTACGACGTGCCGTTGTCGGATGAAGAAATCCAGGCCGCTGAAACCCAGCTGGCTCATGCGCAGGTGCAGATTATGACGCTGCAAGAGGCCAAGAAAAAGGCAGTTGCGCAGTTCGACGGCCCCATCAAAACCCACCAGGCCGAAAGCAAGGAGCTCACCATGCAGCTCAAGGCCCGCACCCGCCAGGAGGAAGGCATGGTGTACGAAGTCATCAACGACGAAGACGGCCGCACCAGCATGGACCTCTACACGGCCGACGGCACGCTGCTCTACTCGCGCCCGCTGCGGCCCAACGAAAAGCAAATGCACATCAGCGAGTCGCCCACCATGCGCCTCTCCTAATTCTTTCCGCTTTCTTTTTTAATTCTTTTTTTTATGGCAACTGCCACCCCCAACCAAGAACAGTATTTGCTCGGCCAAGCTGGTGAGCACGTTATCCGCCACGGCGACGCCGCCCCCATCCGGGAGCCGCGCCAACTCAACTACGCCGGCCGGCTCGACACGCCCCGCCTGTGGTTGGATCCCAAGAAGGAGCAATACGGGCCGCTGGCAGCGACCGTGCGCGTGAACCATACCGAGGGTAGCATCGACCTGACGCTATTAGAAAAGTCGGAGCTATTCGACAAAGCCAGCGGCGCGCTGGCCGAGGCGCCCGAGCTCACCCTGTTCAAAATCAACACCGACGCCCGCTATACCCTCGATGAGTTGGTGACGCTGCTCAAGCGCTACCGCTTCTTTTTCCCAAAAAAAGAGCAGCACGGCGCTATTCTCACGGCCTTGCAAACCTTCACGGCCAAGGTCGAAACCAAGATTGAGCAGCACCGGGCCACCAATGGCAGCAGCAAAAACAACCTGGAGCGCGAAGTGCACGGCATTCAGTGGGACCGGACTTTCATGCTCTCGGTGCCCGTGTTCAAAGGCTACGCGGCCGAGTCGTTTCACGTCGAAATCGGCGTCGACGCCACCAGCGCCGGCATTCGCTTCTACCTCGAATCGCCCGAGCTATACGAGCTAAAGCAAGACCTGAAAGGCCGCTTGCTGGCCGAGGAAATTAAATACTTCGAGGCGTGGGGCTGCTCGCTCATCTACGTCTCCTAGTTCCCCACCGCCGCACGCTCAGCTGAAAACACCCTGCGATAAGTGCCAGGGCCAGTTTTAGGGATACAGTTGACAACGTGCGGTCAACCCGCGCCCGTGGTTCGTAACGGCGGCGTTTCGGCCCAGCTGCTTCGGCGGCTGGGCCACTCTCGGGCCTTCGTCTAACTGGCAAGACAAGCAGCGCACTGGATGGCGGTTCGAATCCGTCCGGCCCGACAAAAAAAGGCCACCCCAGCCAGGGTGACCCTTTATTATTCATTGAGTTGCCCTATAAATATATGGAAATCAACACCCTATTACCAGAGCCGCCGCCAATTAGTAATGATTTGGACTTGTCGTGGCTAGCAGCCAAGTACACCTTCGCTACTGAGGCACAGGTTGCTTCTGCCTATAGCGACGTGGCTAAAGGCTTGGCCATTTTTGAAGAAACGCCGCGCGGCAACCTCGGGCCGGCGCTACGCCAGCACCTCAACATCATTGTAGCAGAGCAGCAGCGGAGAGGAGTGGCAGCACTATGAAATCGCTGTTCGGCTACTACGGCAGTTCGAATCCGGCATTGCCTACCTACCCACCTAAGCCTACCTCTGCCAAATGAGAGCCGCCGCCCAACGCTTCCTGCACAGTGAAGGAGGCTTCACCCTTCCCGCCCCTGACAAGATGCACCCGTCCGAGATTGCCTTAACCCTGTCGGCTGACGTGCTGCGCCTGCCTTACCTGCCTGCTATTCGTTTGGTGATGGCTGAAATAGTAAGCCTACACGCAGCTACCGGGCTGTGCGATGCCTCAGACGCCCACTTTGCAGCTCGCCTAACTATCTCAACTGATACGGCTAGCCGGGCAGTAAAAGAGCTATCCAAGGATGGCTTGATTGTGAAGGTTACCAGCATGACGCCAACGGGACTTTACCGCACGCTGGCCCCGGTACCGGCTGCTATCGCGGCTAAGGCCCAAGCCAATCCCTACCCGCAATCTGCGGGTACCCCGCAAAATGCGGGTAGGGAGGATACCCGCAAAATGCCGGTAGGGTACCCGCAATCTGCGGGTACCCCCACCCGCAAAATGCCGGTAGGGGTACCCGCAGATTGCGGCAGTAATATTCCATTTAATATTCCAGTAAGTTTCCATCAATCTTCCAGTACCACTCCCTTCGGTCGTGGTGATGCGCCGGCCGGACCGGAGGCAGGGGAAGTGCCCGAGGAGGAAGAGCTGATAGGGCAGGGGGTAGGAGCCGAGCCAGCGCTGGCCCCAAAGAAAAAAGTTGCGGCAAAAAAGAAGGGCCCCACCCGCCCGAGTCGGCCCGAGGTGCCTTTCGAGGAAAGCGAGATAGCCAGCTACGAAGCATTCGAGGCAGCTTTTGCCGATACGGATTACGCCCTGGCCAACCTACGCTACTACCACGAGAAGATTAAAAACTGGCGCCAAAAGGGCGAGCCGCCCCTGCGCAAAGACTGGAAAGCAACTGCCACTCAATTTTTCCTCAACGATGTCCGAGATAACAGCCTCCAACTTGCCCCAACAACCCACTACGCAAGTAGCCACGGCGACGCAGTGGGCAGCGGAGCGCAATCTACTCGCTACCGTTCAGCGCGCCACGACCGCTGAGCTTGCCCGTGGCCACGCCGATGCTAGGCTGATGCTCTCGGATATGAGTGTGGGCCTAGGCCGCCCAGCCGCCGCGGCTGCGCCCAAAATCTTCCGCCTGAACGTGACCCTAGGGCCCGAGGTCGTGGTGAAGCTACTGGTCGTGATGCTGCGCTCGTTCGTGGATTCGCTCAAAGTAGCCGACAAACCCGACCCGGCCGACCTCATCGACCTAGCCGATGATTTGGCCCGCGTTTACACCCACGACAGCCTCAAGGACATCATCCTAGCTTTGAAAGAAGCCCGGCTCGGTGGCTACAAGTTTTACAACGCTGTCGATACCACCAAGCTGGCTGGCATCATTACCGACTACTTCGAGCGCAAGGCCGAGTGGCTGGAAAATGAGAACCAGGACCAGAAGCACGCCACGGCCAGCGCCCACGCGATGCTGAGTCAACAGGCCAACGGGCTCGTCGAGCATTTCAGCCTACGCATTCCCGAAGAACACCCCGCTGGCGAGCAGCTGCGCCGCAAGCTCACCATCACCAAGGGCAAAGCTGCCCGCGGCCTCATCACCCCAGAAGAAGCCGAGCGCCAACGCCAGGAGGTGCGCCAAGTGCTGGGTAATGGGCGCCGGGATTATTCCACACCTAAAGCGGCCTAGGGCCACCTATCCACATGAGTTTTCAACATATCCCAAGTGTCGGCATGGTGCACCTAAACACCGTGAAGCCACCGCGCAGGGCCCCCGCTGGCACCATCCACAAGTGGAGCGCTGTCGCCAAGCGGGGCGGCCCGCCCGTCACCTGCCTCAAGTGTGGCTGCCAGAAAGCCTATCTGCGCGACTACCGCACGCTCTACGTGGCGCCAGGTGGCCGAAAGCAAACCGAGCTGCGCCCGCCGTGCACGGGTGCGCCCATCACCTCAACGTCTCTCACTACCCCCACCCCATGAAAGCTATTTCCCTCATTCAGCCCTACGCCACGCTCATCATGTTGGGCTACAAACAACTCGAAACCCGCAGCTGGCAAACCAGCCACCGCGGCAACCTGGCTATCCACGCCAGCGCCGGCAAGCCCGACTGGGCCCGCGAAGTAGCCGAGCGCGACCCCTACATCCAGCGCGCTCTAGCCAAGCACGGGCTCACCTTCGACGCGCTCCCTAGGGGCGCCGTGCTCGGGACCGTGGGCGTGCGTGGCATGCTGCCCATTGATAAGCAGCTCATTGGGCGCATTTCGCCACTAGAATTTGCCTGTGGTGACTACAACATGCCCGGCCGCTGGGCCTGGGACCTGTTTGGCGCGGTACCGCTGGCCGAGCCCATTACCTGCCGGGGTGCGCTATCGGTCTGGGAAGTACCCACCGAAGTGGTAGCGCAGATTTATCCACACGCTAACCTCAGCCTTTAAGGTAATGGCTAGAAAATCAATCTTCCGCGACCTAGATACCCGCTGCGGCGGCACTGGCTGGCTCGAATGCAGCTGCGGCGGCGACCAATGCTACTGCCAACTAAACGGCGGCATTGACTGCTCCGGCTGCCCAGACTGCGAGGGCCAGAGCGATGAGAATGATGACTACCCCGACCCGCTCTATGAGCCCGACTGCGACCAGTGCGGCGGCCCCACCTGTGAAGGCTTTTGCCGCACCTGCCAAGCATGAGCCCCCTAGACGACCCCCACATCACCCCCGGCGAAGTCGCTGACTACCTCGACCAGCTGCGCCTGCCCCTCCTCAACCCATCTGTGCCATGTGGCTGCTCTACTTCCTCAAATCCATTACGCCGGTCCTGCTGCAACTCAGCTACCTCGCCTGGGTCGGCGAGCTGCGCCTCCAGCGCTTCGGCGACCAGTGGCGTGCCTACCTGCGCCGGCCCTACCACTTGCTCGGGGTGCTCATCGCGTGGGCACTCTTCGAATGGATAATCAAGCATTTCGACTTCACTTATTAAGCCCCCAACCCTATGGCTAAGCTTCGCAAAGTGCTGCAAGCGCAGGACCTAGAAAATGGCGTCCTAGTACGCAGCGATAAAACCGGCGGCATTTACCGCCTAGGTCCGCCCCAAAAGAAAAACGTCAACCTCAACGTGGTCAACCACTGCCAGCTCTACAAGCGCTCGGGCGAGTTGGCGGCTGAAAAGTGGCTGAATCTGTCCAACCTGCGCGCGCAGGGCTTCAAGCTCTACAACCAATGAAATCGCCCCAAAACCTCGCCTATGCTGAGCAGGAACTGGCCGCCACGTTCGAGCTGATTGCTGGGCGCCGCCCCACGGTGCTCATTCTGCCCACTCGGGATGAGAAGGGCCGCGTCGTAGTGAGCGTGGGCTACCGGGGCGACCACCTCGTGGAAGCGATGCAGATAGAAGCCTTCATTACCCAGCGCGGCGAGTCGGTACGCTATCGCAGCCAGCTCAAGGAAGGCAACACGGTCCTGGTCTACAACATGGAGTCCACCCGCTAATGGCCCTACGCACCGCCGCCCGAGTCGATGCCAACCAGCCCGCAATTGTGAATCAGTTGCGGGCCGTCGGCGCCACCATCCTGCACACCCACCAGCTCAAGAACTGTTTCGACCTACTCGTGGGTTACCGCGGGCGCACCTTCCTGATGGAGGTCAAGGACCCCAGCCAGCCACCCAGCGGGCGTAAGCTCACCCCTGGCGAGGCCAAGTTTAAAGCCGAGTGGCGGGGCTCCCCTTACCACGTGGTAGAGACATTCGAAGAGGCGCTGGCTATTATCACCGCCCGCCCCGCGCCCGCCGCCTGTCCCCACTGCCAAGGCCATATTTAGGAACGAAACTACTTGTTTAAGCATTTGCTTGTTTGTATCTTACAACCCTTTATAGCTCTGTTATTACGCTCCTCTATTCCTGCAAAATGACCGACCTCTCCACCCTGGACCTGCCCCCTTACCACCCCGCCCGCTACATCCCACCACCCCACAAAGTATTCCCGTCTTTGAGCGTCAACAGCCAGGGCACTGTCTACCTGAGCCGGGCGCTGACGGCCAAGCTCGGCCTACGGGATAAGCAAGCGGTGGCGCTGGTGCCGCCCCATGGTGACCAGGAGTACTGGCACCTCGACCTCACCTTCTTGCAGAACGCCCGCGCTATCTGCTGGTATGCCGATACCCGTCCGCGCATTCGGGGTATCAAGCTGCCGGCTGGCCTAGTGCCCCCCGGTGAAACCCTGCGCCTGTGCTTAGTGCCCGGCGACCCTGCCGTTCCTGGTTTCTACCGCTTACTGCCCGATGCCTACTTTACCCCCAAGCAAGCGCCGGCCCTGGCAGCCTGAGCCCCCGAAGCGCGAGTACGTGCAGCACGCGGCCCGCTCGGCTGAGTACGGTACCGCCCGCTGGCAGGCTGCCCGCGCGGTGTGCCTGGCCAAGCAGCCCCTATGCGTGGAGTGCACCAAGCAAGGCCGCGTGACTGCCGCCACGGTAGCCGACCACATCACGCCCGTGCGCCTAGGTGGTGACTTCTGGGATAGTGCCAACCATCAATCGCTCTGCCGCCTTTGCCACCAGAGTAAGAGCGCCAGCGAGCGCACCCTTCAAGCCCCTGCCCCATGATTCGCACGCCCGTTTACAACTGCGCCCGCTGTGGTGGCGACCACGCCTCGGTACTGTTTATGGCCTTCCATCGCTGCCCACCAGATGCCACCCATTGGGGCACCTGCCCGACCACCTACGAGCCCATCTTGCTACAGGTGACACCTAGGGGCCCAGACACCACAGAGCCCGTCAGAGAGCCCGAAAAGGGCCAAGGGGGGTAGGGGGTCAAAATCCTCACGAGTGTCCTCTTCTAGACCGTAGCCCAGAGTAAAAATTTCATATTGTCACATCAAGCCCAGGGGGGGTACCCCGTTTGCCCATGGATGAGAAAGTTGCCGGCTTCCGGTTCGACCCCGCCGATTTTTCTGATTTACAGACTGCTAGCACCGAGTTCGACACGCGCTACCTCAAGCCACCGCGCTGCCAGGAACTCGATGAAAATTTACTCTGCTACGAGAGTGCCGAAAAGCTAGCCGCCGAGGTAGTTATTAGCCCCAACTGCTACTACTTCGTGGTAGTAAACGGCAGCTTTTACTTCGGTGACTTTATCGAGGCGCTTATTACCAGCAACGAGTACCGCGTGCGGAAAATGACCATTTCCACGCTCTCGATGAATGAAAACAACGTCGACAGTCTGGCCAATCTGCTGGAGGGCGGCTTCGTGCAGGAGCTCAACCTGATTGTATCGGACTACTTCTTTTCGCACGAGCGGTACAACCTGATTCCCTACCTCTACCAGGAGCTAGACCACGACAATAAATTCCAGTTAGCGGTGGCCGGAACGCACTGCAAGCTGTGTATTTTCGAAACGGAATGCGGCAAGCACGTGGTGCTGCACGGTTCGGCCAATCTGCGCAGCTCGGGCAACATCGAGCAGGTGACTATTCAAGAAAGCGGGGCGCTCTATCGGTTCAACGATGAGCTACAAGCGCGCATTATCGAAAAATATAAAACTATTAATAAGCCGGTAAGGCACAAACAATTATGGCAAGCGGTTCGAACGGAGCGGGCATCAAACTAGGAAAAGCAGGCAAGGGCAAGCCCAGTGCCGCCAAACTGCGCAAGGGGCGCTATAAGCCCGACTTCTCCAAGCTGTCGCCGGACACAGATGTGCCCTTTTAACGCATGGAGGCACAGCTAGTAAAAATCTGCGAGCTACTGGTGCGCGGCTACGGCCGGGCCGAGGTGCAGGCCGAGCTACGGGTGGCCGACGGGCCCACTTTTCTGGAGGCCTACGCCACGGCCCTGCTCAAAATCGCCGACGCCCTGGAGCAAGACCCCGAGGTGCAGCGCCAGCTAGGTATGGCCCGCCTGAATATGCTCTATGCCAAGTCACTCGCCCAGAGCGACCACGGCCAATGCCTGGCCATTCAGAAAGAAATCAATTTGCTGCTTGCCCTACGCCGCGAGCCAGCGCCCACCCCACTGCCCGACTTAACGCAGGGCTACTCACCTACCAATGGCCCCCACCCCAAAACCGTCCGCGCTAAAAAAACTGCAAGGAACCTACCGGGCTGACCGGGCCGCCCCCGAGGAGATGCAGCCCAGCCAGCTGGCCTCCATTCCGGCCGCGCCCGAGGAGTTGAACCAGCGCGGGCAGCAGGCGTGGTACGTGGCCGTGGGCGAACTGCAAAAGCTTGGCATGCTGCACGCCGTCGACCTGCCGCTGTTGCAAGCCTACTGCCGCGAGGTGCAGCGAATGCACGAGGCCGACTACTACGTGCGCACCCAGGGCACAGTACTGAAGGCCAAAAACAAGGGCGGCAGCGAGTACTACTTAAAAAATCCGTGGCTAGGCATCTACAACGACGCCCTAGGCCAGGCCAACCGGCTGGCCACGCAGTTCGGTTTCACCCCCTCGGCCCGCACGCGCATCACGGCGCCCAAAAACGATAAAAAACCAGCTGACCCCTGGGCCGATTTATGAGCACTCCCCGCGATTACTGCGCCATTGCCCACCAATACGCGATTGATATGGTGGCCACCCACGCGGCTGAGGAGGCTATCAAGGTGCTGCTGCGCCCCATTCTGCGCGAAATCCGCAAGCTGCGCGAGCAAAAGCCCGCCGATGAGCAGGAAAAGCAGCAGCTAGCTGAGCAAATGGCCGACCTCGAAGCGCAGGCCGAGCCGCTGCGCCAGCGTATCTACGCCCTGCCCCAGCGGTGCAGCAAGTGGGTGGCGCTGGCCTGCCAACGCCAGCTCGATGACCTCAAGCGCAAGCGCTTCGCCTACCACTACGATGAAAAGCGGGCGGCCCGCATCTGCAAGTTTGTGGAACTGCTGCCCCACACCAAGGGCGAGTGGGCCGGCCGGCCGATTGTGCTGGAGCCCTGGCAAATCTTTATCCTGAGCACCGTCTTCGGCTGGGTGGACAGCCAGGAGCGCCGCCGCTATAAGGTTAGCTACAAGGAAATTCCGCGTAAAAATGCCAAGAGCACGCTTAGCTCGGGCGTGGGCCTCTACATGCTCACGGCCGACGGCGAGGGCGGGGCCGAGGTCTACAGCGCGGCCACCACCAAGGACCAGGCGCGCATCGTGTGGCAGGACGCCCACCACATGGCCCAGAAGTCGAAGGGCTTGCAGGCGCGCTTCGGCGTGCGCACGGCCGCCCACAGCATCTACACCGAGGACGGCAGCGTGTTCAAGGCCTTGGCCCGCGACCAGGGCGGCAACCTCGACGGCCTGAACGTGCACTGCGGCATCATCGACGAGCTGCACGCCCACAAAACCCGCGAAGTGGTGGACGTTATCGAAACGGCCACCGGCGCCCGCCGGCAGCCGCTACTCTGGCAGATTACCACGGCCGGCTTCAATCTGTCGGGCATCTGCTACGAGCAGCGCACCTACACCACCAAGGTGCTGGCTGGCCAGTTCACCGACCACCAGCACTTCGGCATCATCTACACCATCGACGACGATGACGACTGGGCGCACCCCAGCAGCTGGGCCAAGGCCAACCCCAACTGGGGCGTGAGCGTGAGCCCCGAGGACATTACGCGCAAGGGCGAAAAGGCCGTAAAGACCCCGGCCGCGCGCGGCAACTTTCAAACCAAGCACCTCAACGCCTGGGTAAATGCCAACCAGGCCTGGATGGATATGCTTGCCTGGAACGCGGGCGCGGACCCCAGCCTAAGCCTCGACGACTTCCGGGGCGAAGAGTGCGTCATGGCCGTCGATTTGGCTACCAAAGTGGACGTGGCGGCGCTGGTGCTGCTCTTCAAGCGCGGCGAGCACTACTACCTCTTTCCGTACTTCTGGCTGCCCGAAGCCGCGGCCGAAGGCGAAGAGAACGCCCACTACGCCGGCTGGGCCGCCGAGGGCTACATCAACCTCACGCCCGGCAACGTCACCGACCACAACGCCGTGCAGGCGCACGCCCGCGCGCTGGCCAGCCAGCACGAACTGCGTAGTCTGGCCTATGACCCCTGGCAGGCCCACAAGTTCGCCACCGAGCTCGCCGAGGAAGGCATGGCCGTGAGCGAGTACCGTATGACGGTGCAAAACATGAGCGAGCCCATGAAAATGCTGCATGCACTCGTCATTTCCGGCAAGCTCACCCACGACGGCAACCCCGTGATGAACTGGATGATGAGCAACGTCGTGGCCCACGAGGATGCGAAAGAGAACATCTTTCCGCGCAAGGAGAACCCCAAGAATAAAATCGACGGGCCGGTGGCCGCCATCATGGCCATGGGCGAGTTTCTGACGGGCGACCACGACAGCGGCTACATCTACGAGGACCGCGATTTACTCGTGCTGTAGGCCCTTGCCCCGCTTTGCCCCGCCCGGCTTATTAGCTGGGCTACGGTGTAGGAGAACTTTGACCAAGTTATTTCTACCCCGTGGGCCTGTTCGACTTCCTCAACCGCAAAGCCAAGCCGCTGCCCGTGCAGGGCGACCCGAACCAGCCTGCTGGTGGGCTCGCTACGCACGTAGGTAGTGGCAGCTTCGGAGAAGCCGACCCCGCCTTCCTAGCGTGGCTGGCCAACGGCGGCACCGGTACCGCTAACTCGGGCGCCGTCACCGTCAGCGAGCAGAGCGCCGTTACGCTTTCGGCCGTCTGGGCCTGCGTGCGCGTCATCGCCGAGTCAGTGGCCCAACTGCCGCTGCTCATCGTGGACGTGAGCACCCGCGGCCGCAACCGGCTGGCCAGTGAGCACCCCGCCTACCTGCTGCTCACGTTGGAGCCCAACCCGCGCCAGTCGGCCTTCAACTTCTGGGAGTTGATGATTGCCACCTGCGCGCTGTGGGGCAACTCCTACGCGCTCATCGAGCGCGACAGCCTCTACAACCCCATTGGCCTGCACTGGGTGCACCCGCGCAACGTCACCGTGTACGAGTTCGAAGGCGAGCTGTGGTACCAGGTGAACGGCGAAACCCGGCCCCGCGCGGCAGCCGATGTGCTGCACATTCCCGGCCTGGGCTTCAACGGCGTGACCGGCCGCTCGGTGCTGAGCGTGATGCGCGAAAACATCGCCCTCGGGCTGTCGGCGCAAAAGTTCGGCTCCAATTTCTACGAAAACGGCGCTAACGTCGGCTCGGTCCTGGAAACGGTTAACAAGCTGGATGAAAAGGTAATCGACCGTCTACGCAAGCAGTTCGAAGCCCAGTACACGGGCCTGCAAAACAGCCACAAGCCAATTGTGCTGGAGCAGGGCCTCGCCTACAAACGGGTGGGCATGCCCCCGGCTGATGCGCAGTTCATCGAAACGCGCAAGATTCAGGCCGATGAGGTAGCCCGCGGCTTCCGCGTGCCGCCCCACAAAATCGGCATTTTGGAGCGCTCGACCAACAACAACATCGAGCACCAGGGCATCGAGTTCGTCACCGACTGCCTAGGTCCCTGGCTGGCGCGCACCGAACACGAGTGCCGCCGCAAGCTGCTACGCCTCGACCAAAAAGCTAGCTACCGCATCAAGTTCGACCGCGACCCCCTGCTGGCCGGCGACTTCGCGGCCCGCTCGACCTTCTACAAAACCATGTGGGGCGTGGGCCTGATGTCGGCCAACGACATCGCCGATATGGAGGACCGCGACCATGTGCCCGGCGGCGATGAGCGCTACGTGCCGCTCAACATGGTGCCCACCGGCCTAGTGGAGAAAGTTTTATTAAAAAACCCGCCTAAAACGGGCAAAACCGATTCTAAAACGGGCCAAAACGAGCCGAAAACCGATGAAAACGACCCCAAATAGTCCGCAAAACGGCCCCGAAATCCGCTTTGCGGAGGGGCAAAAAGTTGGCCTGGAGTACCGCGCAGCCGCCGACGGTGAGCCGAAAACCCCCGAATACTTCGTGGGCAAGGCCATCGTGGTGGGCGTGCGCAGCAAAAACCTGGGCGGATTTGTGGAAATTATTGATAAAGAAGCCCTTAAAGACGCTGATTTGAGCGACGTAAAGGGCCTTTTCAACCACGACCGCAACTACGTGCTGGGCACCACGGGCGCCGGCACGCTGGAGCTCACGATTGACGCCGACGGCGGGCTGAGCTACCGCATCAAGTACGACCCACTAGACCCCGACCACGTGCGCGTGATGCGCAAGATTGAGCGGGGCGACGTGGTGGGCTCTTCGTTCGCGTTTCGTGTCGCTCCCAACGGGGCCGATTGGAATTACGACGACGATGGCGTGTACGTGCGCACCGTCACCAAAATCAACCGCGTTTCGGACGTGTGCCCCGTCACCGACCCGGCCTACGCCGACACCGAAGCCGCCCAGCGCAGCCTAGGTGAATACCAAGAGCAGCGCCAACAGCAGGCCAGCGGCGTCTCGCTAAGCCTGCGCCGCCGCCAGCTGCAACTGCTGGAAATGGCCGCCTGATTCCACTCCCGTTTCTCACCTTTTTTCTGCTTATACTACCCATGAAAAAATTGCAACAGCTCCTCGAGGAGCGGGCTGCCAAGCTCAAGGCTAACAAGGCCCTGGTTGATGCCGCCGAAACCGAAAAGCGCGACTTGTCGGAAGCCGAGGGCAAAACCTTCGACGACACCACCGCCGAAATCCGCGCCCTAGATGGCCAGATTGCCCGCGCCAAACAAATTGAGGAGCAGCGCGCCATCACCGCTGGCGAGCACGGCACCCGCCACGAGAACGGCCTGAGCGATACCGAAAACCGTGACCTAAGCAAGTACAGCTTCCTCGAAGCCGTGCGCACGGCCAACGGCAACGTGCCGCTGCAAGGCATCTACAAGGAAATGCACGAGGAGGCCCAGCAGGAAGCGCGTTCGCAGGCGCAGTTTGCTGGTTCGTCCAAAGGCGTGATGATTCCCACGCAGGTGCTGGAGCATCGTTCGGTCACCGCTACGGGCGGCGCCAACGGTAGCGCGGGCGGCGTGGCCATCGCCACGAGCCTGGGCAGCTTCATTGACCAGCTGCGCAACGCGCTGGTGCTGGCTGGCCTCGGTGCCGACTTTATGACCGGCCTGACGGGCAACCTTGACTTCCCCGTGGAAGATGCAGTGTTCGCCCCGAGCTGGGTAACGGAGAACGGCGACGCGCCAGAAGGCAACGCCACCTACAAAAAGCTGAGCATGACGCCTAAGCGTCTGGCTGGCTTTATGGACGTGTCGGAGCGCATGTTGCTCCAGACCTCGCCCAGCATTGACGCCCGCCTGCGGGCCCAGATGATTCGCGGCGTGCAGGAAGCCCTCGACAAAGCCGGCCTGATGGGCTCGGGCTCGGGCGAGGAGCCCACGGGCGTACTCAACACGGCCGGCATCGGCTCGGTGGTAGGTGGTGCCAATGGTGCCCAGCCCACGTTCGAGCACGTGAAAAAGCTCATCGGTGCCGTGGACGTGAACAACGCCTTGCTCGGCTCGCTGGGCTTCGCCACCAACACGAGCGTGCGCACCCAGTTGCAGCTCACCAAGAAGGATGCCGGCTCGGGCATCTTCGTGTGGGGCGACCAGGCCGATAGCCTCTCGGGCTACAAGGCGGGCGTGAGCAACATTCTGCCCAACACCCTCACCAAGGGCTCGGCTAGCACCTGCTCGCCGCTGGCTTTCGGTAACTGGAACGACCTGTATATGGGCATGTGGGCCGGTATCGAAATCCTACCCGACCCCTACACCCAGGCGAAAAACGGCATGATTCGCATGCACATCAAAACCTTCGCCGACGTGCTCGTGGCCCGCGCCAAGAGCTTCGCGGCCATGAAGGACGTGCTCGGCGCCAACAACTAAGCCACCGCAAACGCCCGGCCGGCTGCCGCTGGCCGGGCCATGGTTGTACTTCATTTTTTGTCACCAATGACTCCGGAAGAAAAGAAAGCGGCCGATGATGCCGCGAAAGCTGCCAAAGCCGCGCCCAAGGGCACCCAGGTAAAATTTATCAAGTCGCACCAGGCCTACGGCTACCACGTGGGCGAAACGGGCGAGCTGCCAGCTGATAAGGCCACGGCGCTTGTAAAAAGCGGCCACTGCCAGGCCGTAACTCCCCAAGCCGACGAACAGCGCTAGCCCGATGCCCCAGCCGCTCACGCTCGACCAGGTGAAGCTGCACCTCAAGCTATCCTCCTCCGCTACCGAGGAGGATAGCTTGTTGGTGGACATCTACCTACCGGCTGCCGTGGGGGCGTTCGCCATTGAGAGCAAGCGCCGCTGGCCCAAAGCCGAGGAGCCCACCGACCCCGACACGGGGGAGTATCTCGATGAGAACGTGCTGACGGAAGTAGAGCAGGGCGTGGCCCGCGCCTGGCTGCTGCTCACCCTGGGCCACTTGTATGAGAACCGCGCCAGCGTCTTCGTGGGCGTCAACCTCACCGAGCTGCCCCTAGGTACGCGCAGCCTGATGAACCTCATTCGAGTACCTACCCTATGAATTTCGGCAAGTTCGACCGCCAGCTGCAGCTCCAAAAGCCCGCCGTAGTCGCGCAAAACGACTACGGCGAGGAGGCGCCCGCTGGCTTCGAAGACGTGGAAACGGTCTACGGCGAGCAAAAGCCGGGCACCGGTGCCGAGTCATTCCTGGGCCAGCAGCAAACCGCCCAGCAGGCGGTGAGCTGGCAGATTCGCTACCGGGCCGACATCAACACTACCTGGCAGTTCACCTGTGAGGGCCGCACTTATCAAATTATCGCTATTCAAGAAATCGGCCGGCGCGCTGGCCTGCTAGTAACTACCTATTCCCGTGGCGAATAAATCCGGCATCAGCTTCAAGGGCTTCGATGACCTAGACGCCGTGCTGGCTGGCCTGGGTCCTAAAATGGGCCCGCAAACGGTCAATAAGATTTTCAACAAAGCCGCTAAGCCCTTGGTGAAACGCGCCAAGGCGCTCAGCAGCAACGCCGACGTGACGGGCGAAACTACCCGCTCGATTGGCATTCTCAACAACCGCAAAAACGGCGGCATCTCGGTCGGTCCTCGGCGCGGCAACGGCTTCAAAGGCCACCACGCCCACTTGCTCGAATACGGCGTAGCGCCGCACGTCATTCGGGCCAAGGCCGAGGGCGGCCTGCTGCACTTCGCCGGCACCTACACCCACGAGGTGCAGCACCCAGGCATCGCCGCCCAGCCCTTCATGCGGCCGGCCGCTGATGAGACGCTGGGGCAAGTGATTGAGGGCGCGAAGGATGGCTTTCGGGAAATTATTGAAACAGGCTTTAAATCAGTTTTTAACAAGTAGTGGAACCCGGCCAGCTGCTCTATTCTCTGCTCAAAGCTGCCGCCCCCGTGGCCGCGTTGCTCAAGTATGTGCATCCGGAGAAGGGGGCCCAGCACCGCATTTACCCGCTGGTAGCGCCGCAAGGCACCCCGCGCCCCTACGTCTGCTACCAGCTTATCAGCCGCGTGCCCGAAACCGGTAGCAGCAAGGCCTGCCGCCTAGGTGACGTGGCCCGGGTGCAGCTCAGCCTTTTCGCGGATGACTACGCCACACTGGCCAAGCTTACGGCCGCCATCACCAAGGAGCTGGACTACGCCGAGCCCGAGCCGGGCGTGTACCTGGAGCCCGCCAACCAACACGACCACCACGACCCGCAGGCTATCTGCTTATTCCGCAGCATCGACTACCGCGTCGAACTACCCTAGTCACTCTCTCACCTTTTTTCTGCAAATTTTTTATGTCACTTAATAAAATTAAAGGGCGCGACGTGCTGCTGACAGTCACCAAGGACGTGGACGGCACACCTACGGAAGTAGTCGTTGGCTGCGCTTCCAGCATCTCGCTCGACCTAGATACCGAGTCGGATGAAGCTACCTGCACGGCCAGCGGCGCTTTCAAAGAGTTCGAGGCCGGCCAGATGAGCTGGACGGGCGGGGCGGACCTGAACGTGCGCGAAGCCCGCGACGACGACGCCGACACCAACGTGACGGCCGAGAACTTCCTCGACCTGCAAATCGCCCAGACTATCCTCAACATCAAGTTTTCGATGGGCAAGGGCGCCAGTGCGGCCAAATACAAAGGCCAGTGCTTCATCAACAAGGGCGGCCTGAAAGGCGGCAGCGACCAGAAGGGCTTAGCAGCCTATAACGTTGGTTTCCAAGGCACGGGCCCGCTCGACAAAATAATTTAATTGTTTTCAGGTGTTCCATTCCAAAAAACCCGCTCAGATTCTGGGCGGGCTTTTTGGGCGAAACCTATTCCCTTTTTTCTACACCTCATGGAAGTTAACACCACCCCCAACCCCGCCCGCGGCGAAGTAGCGATTGTCCTAGGTGGCCAACTGCTTACCCTACGTTTCAATCTGCGCACCCTGCATGATTTTACCAGCGTCAGCGGCCTGAAGCTTACCGACCTTGGGCCAGCGCTCACCGATGACACCTTCGGCACGGTGGGCGGCCTAGTGGCCAGCGCCGTGCGCTGCGCAACGGGCAAGCCTTTCACGGTCGGCGAAGCGCTAGACGTGCTGGATAGCCTGTCGGAGAGCGAAAACCAAGCGGTGATTGCCGCTGTGGTAGAGGCCATTCGAGTGGATCGCAGCCCTTTGTTCAAGGCGCTGATAGCCCAACTGCCCCAGCAGTCAGCGCCCGAGCCGAGTGGGGACAGCACCTTGAGCTTGGCCTAGGCGAGCTAGGGCTTAAGCCGGCCGAGTTCTGGGGGCTTACCCTCTCAGAGCTCGACCGCATGGGCCGCGGCTACCAGCGCCGGGAAGCGGAGCGCGCCAGGCCCTTGCGCCTAATAGCTACTATTCTGCTGAATGTGAACCGGGGCGAAAGGGACCCGACTGTTACGCCCGAAGAAGTGATGTACCTCTATGGGGATGCGCCACCCGCCCCAGTGGAGGTATTGAGTGAAGATGAATTCGACCGCATTGCGGCCGCTTATTCCTAAAGTGAAATGTCCGATATTTTAGCTTCCGTCTCCGTCGTTCTAGGTGCCGAGGTCAGCGGCTTCAAAGCCGCGATGGCTGACGCGCGCCGCGAATTGAAAGGCCTGGTGCAGTTCAGCGAGGGGCTAAAGGACATCGGCACTAGCCTGAGCACCTACGTCAGCCTGCCGCTGGCTGCCCTAGGTACGGCCGCCGTAGCGGCCAGCGCCAAGATGGAAAGCCTGAAAAAAGGCGTAGAAGCTATCACGGCGGCTGACCTAGGTAAACAGGGTATCACGGGCCTGGCTGGCTTGCAGCTCGCCGCACAGCAGGCTGGCGACCGGCTAAAGGTGCTGGAAGTGATAGCCAAGGCGCCCGGTATTGGGTTCGAGCAAGCGGTGGCTGGTGATATTCGCCTGCGTGCGGTGGGCATCACGGCCGAGCAGTCGGCTAAGTCGCTCAAGGAATTTGCTAATGCCATCGCCACCACCGGCGGCGGGGCCAGCGAGTTTGACCGCGTGACCACGCAGCTGGCCCAGCTCAGCGCCAAGGGCAGGGTTCTCAGCCAGGACCTGCGCCCCATCATCGAGGCGGCCCCGGCTGTCAGCCAAGCGCTGCTGAAGCTCTACGGCACGATTGACAGCGAAAGCATCAGCGCCAGCCTCACCAAGCAAGGCAAGAGCAGCCAGGACTTTATTGCAGTACTCACTGAGGAGCTAAGCAAGCTGCCGCGCGTGACCGGCGGGCTAGCCAACGCCTTCGAAAACTTGCAGCAAACGGCTGTGCAGAGCGCGGCCAAGCTCGGCGACGGCATCAGCAAGGCGCTCAACATTCCGGCGCTGGTGGAAGGCCTGAGCAGCGGTATCGAGCGCCTAGGCAATGCGTTTGGTAACCTCGCACCGGGCACTCAGAAGCTGATTGTCGGCCTAGGCGTGCTAGCGGCGGCCACTGGCCCCGTGCTGGTGGCGGTCGGCACCCTAGGGGCTGCGCTGCCCGCGCTCACGGCCGGCTTTGCTACGCTCGGCATCACATCGGCCGCCGCGCTCGGCCCCATCGGCATCGGCATTGCGGCCGTAGCCGTGGGCGCGGCGCTTATCGTCGATAACTGGTCGGAGCTGACGGCTTACTTCACCTCGGGCGAGGGCGGGCGCGTGTTCAGCGACCTGGCTAGCTCGATTACCAACTCCGTCAGCCAGATTACCGACGCCTTTTCGGCACTGAATGGTGGGGGCAATTTTGGCGACTTGGTAAGCGCTACGGGTATTTTTAAAGCCATCTTCCGCGACATTGCCACGGGCATCACGGCCGTGTCCAACGTATTCGGCGGTGCGATTGGCGCAATTGTCAAGCTGCTCAGCGGCGACCTGACCGGCGCCGCCGCGCAGGGGCAGCGGGCGCTGCTGGGCCTCGTGCAGCCGCTGGCCAATGTACTGGGCTTCCAGCTGCGCCTAAGCGAAGCCACGCAGGGCGTAAAGGAGAAGTTCGACGCGCTGGCCGTGGCCACGCCCGGCCTTGCGGCCGTGCTCAACAACTTGGCCGGCGCCACGCCCTTCCCGGTGGCCAACATCGCGGCCGCTACTCGCACCCTAGGGCTGCTTGAGCAGTTGAAGGCGCGGCTAAAGGAAGTACAGGAGCAGCGCGACAAAGAGACCACCGTAGGCGCTATCAAGGTCGATAATGCCGAAATTATCAGCCTGCAAAAGCAGATTGCCGCGCTCGAAGGGACCACGAAAAAGGGCACCGATGCCGTGGCCAAGCTGCGCCAGGAGTTGGCCCGCCTCACGGCGCTCGACAACATTCTAGGCAATACACCCAGCGAGGTGCAGGTGCTGGAGCGGCGCGTGAATACGCTCACCAGCGGCCTGCAAAAGCTGGTCGATGCGGGCATCAGCACCAGCTCGCGGGCGTTCCGTGGCTTTGCCGCCGACCTGGTGAATACCAGCCAAGCGCTGGACAGGCTGCGCGGGGCGGGTGGCTCTATTGACTTCAAGCCAGTAGACGTTAAGTCGCTCATTCCACGCACGATTGGCGACACGCTGCCCGCCGACGTGGCGCGCTTGCTCGGTGACTATGCCAAGCAGGTCAAGCCGTTCGAGCTGCCGGTACCGGTTAAGCTCAACATGCAGGCTATTCTCGACGCGCCGAAGCCGCTGGACTTCCTGAACGGCGCTTTGTTGAACATCGGCAAGGGCTTCCGAGAGATTAGCGCCGCGGCCGATATTTTCGGCGGCAGCTTCGATGCGGCAGCGGCCCGCATTGATGTAACGCGCCAAGCGTTGCAAGACCTCGTTTCGCAGGGCCTAACAGTTGCTGTGCCCCAGGTGAAGGCGCTAAGCGATGACCTGAAAAACCAGGTAGCGCTCTACGACATCAACCGGGCCGCCACCGATGCGCTTACCAGCGGCCTAGCTGGCTTAGCTAATGGCTTGCTGGAAGGGCTGGGGCAGTTGGCTACCGGCACCATCACGCTGGAGGGCTTCGGGGCCACAGTGCTCGGGCTTGTGGGCAAGCTTGCCACGCAGCTTGGCGAGGCCATCATTGCAGTAGGTATCGGTATGCTGAATCTAAAAGCAGCTTTCACCAATCCTTTCGCTGCTATTGCCGCTGGTGCCGCATTGGTGGTGGTCGGCACGGCGCTGGGTGCCATTTCCAGCAGCCTAGGCAGCGTGGGGAGTAGCTCGGGTGGGGGCGGTGGTGCTGGCAGCAGCCCGACCACTAGCAATTACGGCCAGAATACCAGCCAGACCACGGTTAAGGTAACTGGCGAGTTCTTGCTGCGCGGCAAAAACCTAGTGGCTGCTGTGCGCGGCGATGATTACCGTTCGAGTACGACGGGCTAACCATTCAAAAGCTTCTGCTTTTGCTGCTGGAATTCATCTTCGGTTAGAATGCCCTGTTGCTTTAGTGCTGCGAGCTTAGCGAGTTCATCGGCGGTTGATGAAGTGGCAGCCGTAGGCTTTGTAGCTTGGCCTTTTTCGTGGAATTCATTAAGAAACTGATTGATACTTGCGACAATTTTTTCAGACTTGTCAGACCTAGGTATCTTGACCCGTTTGTTGTCGCCACCAGATGCTAGCACAACAAAGTGACTCAGTAAGGCTAGCGATGGGCCTTTCTCATACTGGATACCACGAACACTACTAAGTGGGTAAGAGCTGCCACCATTGCCTGTCAGGCTCCAAGTGAATTGACCGTTCTCTATTTTGACTTTTGCCTGCATAGTGCCAAAGTCCCATTCTTTCTTCTCTGGTTTCGGTGCACCTGCTTTTTGAACATCAGGGCTGCCTTCGCCAAAGATTGTGTTAGATAGCTTAACTGCTTTTGAGAAAAAGTCTTTCATATCATTTACTCACGCGAAATAGGTAATAAAGAGCCCAGCCAGTACGGCCCCAGCGCTCAGCAGCCACACGGTGCGCCGGCTTACCCGGCCCTGGCGTGTGTGATGCTCAGTCAAGCGCAGTAAGCGGGTGCGGGTGGGGTGGTGGCGCATTGGGCTACCAATATACATGTTTGCCCCGCTTTGCCCCGCCTTCGCCGGCACCCCGCCTAGGGCCGTCCGGAACTTCGGGGCATGTACAAAGAACTGCGGCGCACCCTCATCCCCAACAACACCGGCATCGGCGCGCCGTTTACGGCGGTCACCGACTACTACGACCCCGCTACGCGCCGCCCGATTGCCCAGGAAGAGGACTCGCAGGTAAACGACCCGCGCGAGCTGGCTACCGGCACTGAAATAGACCGCTTCGAAGTGCGGCCGGGCCTGGTGCACGTCGTGCGCTACAATGGCCACGGCAGCGTCTACACTACCTCCATCACCTCAGCCGCCGGCCCCGGCAACCCCAGCCAGAACCTGACGGCGATTGCCCAACCCTCCACCACCAACACCTCGGCGGCGGGCGTACCGGATGCCAGCATTGACGTAACCGGCCACCTCGGCTTGCCGCCCTACGCCCTAAAGCTCACCGGTACCAGCGGCGCGGCCGTGGGCACGGTGCTCACCGGCACCAGCCCCAGCGAGTACTACCCTTACCGCTTCCGCAACCTGCCCACCGGTGGCTACGACGCGCAGGTGACCGACGCCAGCGGCGCCGTGGCCACGGTGGCTGTTATCATTTTGGCCGGCGTGGGCGTGCCGAGAGGCTACGACCTGCACACCACCTACACCGGCGACCAGCAAAACGGCAGCGGCACCCGCAAAATTTACGTCTACAACGACGGCAGCCTTTACGAGTACCAGACGCCCGCCGGCTCGGGCAACGACGGCGATGACTACTACACCGCCTACGGCTTTCAACTCGATGCGTTCCTGCTCGACGCCACCACCTGGCGCACGGTGCACGCTGATGGCCAGGGCGGCATTTACTACGTGGATGCGCAGCTCGACACGGCGGCGGCCGGCACGCTGGAACTGCACAATATCATCTGGTTCGACCCCGACACGGCGCTCGAGCAAAACGGCGGCATTCTGCTGGAAGTGAACGCCACGGCCTTGCCCGTCACCTTCACGCTGCCGCGCCACGGCTCCAACACGACGGGCAGCTTCGACCAGCTGGCGGCCGGCATCTATCCCGTGACGGCCACCGACGCGCTAGGCAACACCATCACGGTCACCGTGGAGCTAAAACTGCGCTACGGCAAGCGCTACGAGCTTACTTATCAGGAGGTCGGCAGTCCGACCTTGTTCCGCATCGAGCTGTGGACGCAGGATTACGACGGCGAGCCCGAAACCATCAGCGGCGGCGCCGAGGTGGCCGTGCTCGAATCCGACGCGCTCAACACCAGCCTAGGCGGCCAGGGCGATTTGCCTAGCGTGGTCGGCACCAGTTTGGAGGCCACGTTTCGGGTGCCAGCCGGCACGTTCGACGACATCGACGCCGGGCCGCAATTCTACTGCCGCGTGGATTTCTACCGCAACAACAAGCTGGAGTTTCGGGGCTTCGTGATTCCTTCGGGCCTGAGCGAGTCGGAGCTGCAGGACGGCAAGCTCGAAACTAGCCTGACCGCCACCGACGGGCTGGCCCAGCTCAAAGACGTGTATTTCACCGGCCACCAGGGCCAGCGCCTGCTTGGGCACCGGCCGTGGCTCAATACGGTCGTGCACTGCCTGAGCCGCTGCAAAATCGCTTTGCCGCTGCGCTTCTTCACCAACCGCCGCGACGCCACCATGGCCGACAGCGACGCGCCCGAGACGGCGGCCACCAGCAACCGCACGGGCTACTGGAAGGAAGGCGACGACGCCGACCCGCTCTTTCAGCGCGAGGCGCTCAACGCCCTGGCGCAGGCGCTGGGCGGCACCCTCTGCCAGCGCGGCGGGGCCTGGGAAGTGCGCTCGCCACTCGAAGCCGCGCAGGACGCGCCCGGCCGCCTCTACAAACCGGCTGGCACCTACCAGGGGGATGCCGTGGCGCTCGCGCCCACCGGGGCCGTGCGCCCGCCTAGGTCTGGCAGCTGGCACTGGGTGGAGCGCAGCCAGCGCAAGCAGGTGCGCGCCAGCTGGAAATCGCTCACCGGCAAAACCGATGTGGGCTACCTCAAAAACGCCTACATTCCGGGCACCGTATTTTCCGACCCCTACGCCTGGGTAACGGATGGCAGCAAGTTGCGGGCCATCAGTGGTTGGAAGCCTGCGGCCGGCAAAACCTTCCCGCTCGTTTTCATTCGCGTAGGCGATAAGCAGGACAAGCACGCCACCCGCTGGCTGCGCAGTGCCACCTTTAGCGAAGCGGACGGCAACTACCTCGATGGCCCGCTGCTGCCGCTGGTAGCCGGCGGCGAATCCGTGCCCGCCTTTTTGAGCTTCACCGGCCGGCTGGCCGCTACCGAAACGTTCAGCAATCCCGTCACGGGCAGCACCTACGATTCGCCCACTACCGGCACCAAGGCGCTGCTGCCCTACGAAATTATCGTCGATGGCCAGAGCCTGGGCGTGCAGCTAGCCGAGCTAAAGGCGGGCAGCAGCGATGCCACGTTTACCGTGGAGCTGCCGCGCCTGCTGGTGGGCGCCAAGGGCGCGCTGCTGCGGGTGGGGGCGTGGTACGCGCCCGATACGCTTACGCTGCTGCTGGCCCGCAACTTTGCCTTTGGGGATGGCTACAAGCAAGGCGAGGCTGTCAAATATCAGGGCAAGCTCTACGTGGCGCGCCAGGAAATGAAGGCGCTCGGTGGTGGCATCGGCATTGCGCCGGGCAGTATCACGACGGCCGTGTACTGGGCCGAAATCACGGCCACCGACCGCGCCACGGGCCAACTGCTGCTGAGTGAAATCGGAGTGCAGCTGCGGCCCCAGGGCGTCACCTGGGACGGGGCCGACAACGTGCGGGTGGACAGCGACACCGGCACGGTGCGGCCCACGGAAGTACTCGACGTGTTCCACGCCGACGTGCCACCGGCCGCCGGCTTGTACTCGGGCAACCTCTTTGCGTTCGGCCACGGCATCGGCCTGCGCGACGGCACGATGAGCACCAACTGGAAGCGGCCCAGTGACCTGGCGCCGGCCCCGCTGTTCGAGTCGGCGGTGCTTGACATCATGGCCCTGCGCGAAGGGCCAAGCAAGCTGGTGCCCGGCACGCTGGCCACGGCCGGCCTGGAGCCGCCCCGCCTGCTGGATAGCGTGGATTTACCCAACGACTTGCCCGGCCGCCGTTTCTTAGTAGGCACCCGCCGCTGGGCTACCAAGCGCGGCCGGGTGGAAGTGTCGCTGCTCGAAATCGGGCCGGGCGAAGGCGGCGACGATGACACGCCCGACGGGGCGCGCGCCACTACCAATGTCGTGCAGCTGCTGCCCGGCCAGTACGTGCCGGAGCTGCGCCTCACCGAGGACGGCTATATCCGGGTAATCGAGTAGGCTGTTTGCCCCGCTTTGCCCCGCCCACCTTCTTTTCTGGCCTAGGGCGGGCGGGAACTTCGGGGCATGCTTAACCCGCGTACCCGCAAGATTTCCCAGCTCGACCCGAATGCGAGCGCTACGCCCGACCTAAGCGGCGCTTTACTGGAAATGTCGCTGCAGCTTGGGCTAGGCATTTATGCCAGCCGCAAGATTACCTATGAGCAGTTCGTGGCGACGCTGCCGATTGGCGGCTATGTGGCCCTTACCCTGGCGCAGGCGCAGCTGCTGGTAGTCGCACAGCCAGCCGCGGTCAGAGCGGGTACGCTCTACGGCATCACGGGCAAGTGGAACGCCGCGGCAGCCGACAGCACCGTGTACGTGCACGGCGTGCGTCCTGACGCCTACCATGCCCTAGGGGTGATGTATGCGCAGGGCGCCGCGCAGCTGGTGCAAGTGCAGGTGATGGCGGGCACCTATAAAAAGTTCTCCAGTGGGGAGGAGCTGCTGGCCAAGGACAACCGCTGGACGGGCACCAACCTCTACGAGCAAGGCATCCAGCTCAGCGCCCTAGGTGGCGCCCCGGACTTGGCGCTGATGCGCTCCAGCGCCGGCGTGCTGGAAATCAACACCGGCGTAGCAGGTAGCCCGGCCACGGTGAGCGCGATGGACTACGTAGCCCAGGCCGCGCCGGCTGCTTATAACTCGTTTACCAAGCTGGTAACTAAACTGATTGCGGCCGAGGCTGGTGTACTTACAGCCGCGCAAAAGGCGGCCCTACCAGCCGGCATTGGGGCTAATAATAAACTGGTGGCAGATAATGACCCGCGCCTCATTGATGTACGCGGTTTTGTAGATTATCAAAACGAGTACTTTATCAATCAGGATGAATTAGATACTAGGAATTACAACCCATTCACGGCTAGCAATCCACTTAAAAGCGGCAAAGCCTTCGCTATCTCACGAAACGACACGGTTGTAGCACCTTGCTTGGTCAAGCTGCCCCCAATCCCAATTATTGGCGGTAATGTGTATGTGTTAAGCTTTCGCCTGGCCCCTAACACTACAACCAAAATAACCAAGCTGACCATCCAAAACGAGTATGGGTCAGAGGTTATAACGATTTTGCCTGGGCAGACGGTCATACTGCGCAGTCAGTTTAATTTCTGGATTCCGGTGCTGCTTTCAGACCTCGATAGCAGTGGTCGTAATCGTGGTGATTTCAAGCCTGATACCTATTACAACGCCAAGGATTTAATCATAAAGGATAAAATCCTTTATGCGGCTAATATCACGCATGTCAGCGGCGCCACGTTCGACGCGACCAAGTGGACAGCTATCAGCACGGGCGGCGCGGGCTACGACGACACGGCACTGAAAGCCACCATTTACGGCCGCTTCGGCATCGCCGGCTTTCTAGCCAATACTGCCTATAAAGCCGGCGATGAGATTATTCGCCCCGACGGCCTGGCACGCGTAGCAGCCAAGGCCGACTTTACCACCACTAGCACCTACGTGGCAGCTAATTGGCAGGTGACGGATGCCGTGCTCACGCCCGAGCAGGCCCAAAGCGCCACGGCCCTGTATGCGCCGTTTATGACGTGGAACTCGGCCCTTGGCCGGATGGTGGGCTACCCGACGGCCAACCAAGCGCAGGCCGTCGGCCATGCCGTCCTTGTCAACGCGCAGGCGGCCACAGTCGCCACCAGCTTCACGGTGGCGGCGATAGCCTCGTTTTGCGATAGTTACCTGACTGTTCAGAGCGGGCGCACGCTCTCCTTCACCGGGGACAGCCGGCTGCGTAACGTCAACCTCAGCGCGCAGGACAATACGAAAAACCCGCTTCAGGTCTACGCAACTGCAACCAGCAACGACCCGGCCCAAGGCGCCGTTTTCGAGAGCGGGGAGAGCGACGCCCCGCTCTTGCTACAAGCCGATACTACTGGTGGAAACCAAGTAGCCGTCGTCGTGCTGCGGGACTATCACTTCGATTACGTAGCGGGCACCAGTGGCTTCGTGCATCTGTATGGTAACAGCTCGGTAAGCGGGCACGACGCGGGCGTTACCATTGTCGACCACGCGGCCGGCGGCGGCGGCAGTACGCTACTCACCGGCGCCTACACTGCCCCAGCGGCCAGCGCGCAGACGATTGCTGTTAGCGGGGCCACGGCCTTTTTCGACGTGGGTATCCGCACGGCGGGCGGCAAAAGCATTCCGCTCGACCCTGGCACCGGCTACACGGTCAGCGCGGGCCAGCTCAGCATTCTGGCCGCGGCCGGCGTGCAGGCTGGCGACGTGATTACCTACAGCTACGCCACGGGTGCCGTGCAGGCGGGCAGCCCGGCCTACACGGCGGGCGCGGGCCTACAACTAAGCGGCAACACCTTCACAGTAGACCCCGCCGGCATCACCACCCGCAAGGTTACCACGCCCGCCACCGACCTCGTGCTGGAGCAAACAGGTGACCAGTTCGGCCTGAGCCGCTTGAGCCTAGTGAGCCGCAACGGCAGTGCGGGTGCCGTGTTTACCACGGCCCTGCCGCTAGTAGACTTTGCCTTTGCCGTGTCGCAGAACGGCACGCCTTACCAGCTCAATTTGCGCTATGAGGCGCGGGCCAGTGACACGATTGGCACCAAGAACCTGACGGGTGAATTTCAGCTCATCGACCCCTACCAACCTAATCCTGGTGACCCGCAGTACCCCACTACCACTGGGTTTTACACCGTCCTAGGCAAGGACCAAGCCTTGTTTCTCAACGGCCAGCGCGTGGGCATTGGGCTCAACGACCCGCAGCATGCGCTGCATCTGGCCGGCAAGATTGGGATAAACAACACGGCCAGCGGCGAGCCCCCCACCAACGCTAACGGCGGGGTGCTCTACGTGCAAAACGGCGCCCTGATGTACAAGGGCTCGAACGGTAGCATCACAACTCTAGCCCCTGCCTAAGATGGCTTTGCTCTCCCCACCCCGCACCTTCATTGAGCAAGAGATTTCTGACCTCGTGCAAGGCGATACCCGCATCAAGCGCAAGGTGCGCTTCGAGACCATGCACCACCACCAGGCGGCGGACGGCCAGTGCCGCGCGACGCTCTTTGTGCGGGTGTACTCCTATGCCAACCAGGGCGGGCAGTACGGCGAGTTGCTGCAAGGCGCGCTGTTTCGCGCTTACCGCTGCGAGCTACAAGCCGACAATGCCTGCTTAGTAGAGGCCACTACCGGCGCTATCCTCGCCGTGCAGGCCGTCAACGAACCCCTGGCGGACTGGCTGGCCCGCGCGGAAGGCTTGAGCCAAGCGGCGGACACGCTGCTGCAAGGTGATTTTTTCGAGCAGCTGCGCCAGCGCCAGCCCGTGCTCATCGCCGATATGATTCGCCAGCACATTCAGCAGGCCGACGCCATGGGCCGCTTCGCCTGATGCCGTTCTACTTCCCCGCCTGGTGGTTGCTGGCCGCACTAGGCTTTCTCCTTCTCTGCGTGCTCGCTAAAGCCCTTCGCTCCTAATGCGCCCCGACCCTTACCAACAGCTCGACACACTGGGCTTGCTTGCCCAGCAGCTCACCGCCAAAACGGAAGGGCAGGACGTGCAGCAGGCGCTGGCCGCGCAGGAACTGACTACGCTGCGCGCCAGCTACGCGACGCTGCAAGGCCTTTACCAGCAGTCGCAGACGGCGCTGGTGCAAACCCAGGCGCAGCTCGCTACCAAACTCAACCGCACCGGCGACACGGCCACCGGCCCGCTGATGGTGCCCGCCGCCAAGGATGCCGCCGCCGCCACGCAATTGCAGCAGACCTACGGCGGGCTGAACGCCCCGATTCGCTTCGTGACGGCGGTAGGTGCTACGGCCGTGGCCATGCAGCCGGGGCCGCTCACCGACCCCACCCCGCAAGGCCGCAAGGCCAAGCCTTACAACGTGATTCTGACCATGCGCACCGCCCCCGCCGCGGGACTTGGGGCTACTATCACAGTCGGCACCACGGCGGGCGGCAGCGAGGTGTTCAGCAAAACCTTTTTGCTCACCGCCCTGCCGGGCCTGAGCACCGTGCTGGCCCCCATGCAGCCGGTTTTTATTGAGCTACCCCCCGGCACCACGCTCTACGCCAAGGCCACCGCCGGCACCTGGGACGTGGAGGTGTTCTCCTACTACAAGTCTTAGTCATGCCCACCGCCCGCCCGCCCGGCTGGCACCCTCACTGTCTTCGCTTACCACCCCTAGTTATGGCTATAGATACCCAACTCTCTTATTCTGAGCGCAAAGCCAAAGAGCGGCGCCAGCAATACGCGCGCGACTACTACCAGCGCACGAAGCCTGCCACGGCCACCTCAGGCGAGGGTGATGCGCGCCTCAACAAGCCTGTGCACTTCAAGCCCGCGCCCAAGCTCACCCAGCACGAGCGCGCCCAACTCACGGCTGAACTCGGCTGCCTGCGGCGTGAAGTGGCCCAGACCAACGCCGCTATCTCCCACCTCGAAACCCGCCTCGGTGCAGCCGCCTAATGCCTGAGACAGACAGCACCGTCGACAAGCTGAAGGTGTGGGCGTTCCCTGGCTTGCTGGCGGTGCTCAATATTCTGCTAACCACGCAGATAAACAGCGCGGCCAACGACATCAAGGAAACCCGCAAGGACATCATTGAGCTGAGCACCACGGTGAAGCTCGAAACAATGGAGCGGCAATACCTCACCCAGCGCGTGACCAACCTCGAAACGGCGAGGCAGGAGGCCACGGCCGTGCACAAAGAGATGGAACAGCGCTTGAACTCGCTGGAGCAACGCGCCGCGATTTACGACCAGTTTATGAGCACGCACAAATAAGATGTTCTCTTTCAAAAACTTCTACAAGCCCGCGCCCGCCCAAGTGCAGCGCATTGCGGCCATCTGCAAAGCGCTCGGCGGCATGACCGCGCCGGCCGCGCTGACGGAAAAGTACACCTGGCTGGTCGCCGTGGGCTTCGTGTTGGCCATCATCGGCGAGAGCCTGGAAAAGCTCACGGCTGCCCCACCGCCCGCCACTGGGCCCGACCCGGCCACCGACCCCGGCGCCGCTTCCTAATCTGTCACCTACCTCTTTTCTGCAAATGAGACATTTAGTACTCCTGGCCGCTACAAGTTTGATGCTGGCCAGCTGCACCAGCACCAAGCCGCTGCCGCACTACACCGCCGAGCAGCAGGCCGAGCAGCGTGCCAGCATCGGCTACTGGCAGCCCGAGCCAGCCAAGCGCGATAGCTCCAGCGGCCCGCGTGTCGAGCCGAATAGCCAAGCCGATTTTATTCGCCGCATTTTCGAAGGCAAGCCGCCAGTGATGCAGGTTCAGGTCGAGGCCACGCCCGACTCGCTGCCATTTGTGAAGGTCGAGCGCCAGCCTAGCTGGCTCGCTAGGCTATTCGGTCACAAGCCACAGACCGCCATCTATGTCGGTCAGTCGAGCATAAAGGCCGGGAAGAAAAGCACTATTACCATCAATAAGGTGGCTGGTAACCAGACCACCCAGCAGGTGGGCAAGAAGGGCCAGCTCCTAGGGCCGGGTGCCAGCAATACCCAGACGGGTAAGAAGTCGGGCGACATCATCACGGCCGACAGTGGGGCCATCGTGAGCAAAGTAGGCGGCCCCGGCAATACGCAGACCATCCGCGGCAACAACAACACGCCCACGCTCACGGCGCCCGTGCAGGAGGCCAGCGACTGGAAAGCCGAGCTAGCCAAGCCTGCGGGTGAAGTAGCGGCCACGGCCGTGGCGTTGGCTGTGGTCGCTGGGCTGGGCTACCTCTTCTTTCTCTGGCGCAAAAAGAAGGCCGCTGAGGCTATCGTGTAAATGGTCATTTCTATCATTCGCAAGCCGAGCGCCAAGGGCGCGACGCTCAGCACCTGGTACGTGGACGGCCGGCAAATCTGTGTAGGCATCGAGGACGTGGTACGTGGCCCAGCTGAGGCCAAGGTGTACGGTAAGACAGCTATTCCCGCCGGCACTTACCGCGTGGTGGTAACGATGAGCAACCGCTTCAAGCGCCGGCTGCCGCTACTGGTGAACGTGCCCGGCGGTAAGATTCGCTTCGGCAACGACCTCATTGACAACTGCGGCGTGCGCATCCACCCCGGCAACACGGCCGCCGATACCGAGGGCTGCCTGCTACCCGGCTCGGCCTTCGGCGCGGACGGGGCCAGCGTCTCGGCCAGTCGCGTGGCCTTCGAACGGCTCTTCTTGCTCATCGAACAGGCGGTGCACAACAACGAGCCTATTACCCTCACCATTAAATAACCTTTTTCTGCCATGCTCAAACTCCTCATCACCTTCGCCGCCTGGGTTGGCGGTAGCTACCTCGTTTACCAGTTCCTGCCGTCGTGGTGCATCGTCGTGTACGGCGTAGTATCGCTCGTATGCTTCCTGGTATGGGCTGGCACCCGCAAGGGCTCGACGATTAAGCGCGATGCTTAGGCTGCTCTACTGGCCGGCCGCCGTGCTGCTCATGGGCTGGGCCCAGGGCAAGCTACTGCCCGCCATCCGGCGCACGCCGCCCGGCCGCGAGGCGCAGCTGCAGGCCCTGGCCCTGCACTATGTGTTAGGAGTTGGCTACCTGCTACCCCTGACATTAGCGCCCACTATGTTGGGAGGTGGGGTAGCGCTGGCCAGCCGGCTGCTGCTCTTCGACCCCGTGCTGAATACGTCGGCTGGGGAGCCCGCCTTCGCCGTGGGCGCCACGGCACTCACCGACCGGGCTCTGCGCTGGCTGGCGCTGCGCCTAGGTATGCATCCCGAGCGGCTGCGGCTGGTGGTGTGGGTGGGCAGCCTAGTTGTTAGTTGTTGGCTATTAGCTACCAAATAAAAAAAGCCAGCCTTAATAAGACTGACTTTTCAAACATGAGAATAGAAAGGAGTTGCGCTGCCCTTCTATACTTTAAAGATAAGTACGACACTAAATTCTAGCCTATGTGTGCAGCCTATTTGCACACCTGGCACGATTCTATACTGGTGAGGCGAAAGGGACTCGCCGCGTGATTTATTGCTCGTGACCTATTACTTGTGAATTATGGAAAAAGCCCCGGTATGCCATTGCCGGGGCTTTTTAGTTTTTATATTTCTATCTCTCCAGTGGTTTTGAATTGGATAGCTTGTGATAGTAGGAGACAAGATGCCTTAGCCATTAGATGAGAAATATACTCAAATCTGAATTCTTTACCGTTTTTCATTACCAATACCAACGTACCCAATGGTGCTATAGTAGATTTTCTATCGGGGTCGATTTGGCTATATACTGCGCTAACATCTACTTTATTAATAAGTAGCAGCTCAATATTGTCGGGAGGTTTAACGAATTGCCCCCAAGTAATCATTAAGAAACTCATAGCAATTAGTTGACTTTATTTCTTAAACCACTTCCCATACTGCGCCTCGGTAATCACGAGCGGCCCCGCGCCTGGGCTCACATACGGATGGTGGTTGAGCACAATGGCCACGTTACCGTCGTCGCGGTGCTCGACGGTCAGCTCATAGGTACGGTCGATGCGAAAGCCAGCGTAGCCATCGCCAATGGCGCCGGCGGTTTCACCGACGAAGGTGCGAGTTTCAGTAGTCATGGTGCAAAGAAAAGCCCCGCTGGTGGGCGGAGCCTTTATAAAAACTTAATTAGATACTTTATCTGGCAATACTTTGAATTCGTTCATTAATAGCCTATACATTCTTTTTAAAATCATCAAAAGGCAAAAGACAAATTCTGAAAGTAAAACATAAGTCAATGCATTTCCTGCTTCTTGTATATACTTAATCTTAATTAAAGAAATGACTGATGTTATTATGCAGAGTAGTGAGATTAGGATAGAGAAAGAAATGTTGGTGAGTGATTGCTTTAAAATCTCATTTTTAATTGATACATAACTATCTCTCTTAACTATATCAAATATTACAACTAATACATTAAATAACAATCCAACAAAAATAGACAAGCCCGAAATAACACCGCCTATAACAGCATCGCTCATCAATGCTTTGAAATAAAGCATAATTATTGCAAATGCTATAGGCAAAGCCATGAATACTGCAATGTCAGCCTTGTCTGGGCTTCCTGTGTTAGCATTGACGATGGTAGCCCAATGGTCTGAAATGATGTTCCGAACATCGATTTTGGACCTAAATTTTTTAGCATTTTCCATAAAATACTAACCATTTTCGCTTTCCTCTTGTTCAAGTTCAAGCAGAAAGTTTATTGCATAAGAGTCAATGTCTTCAAAGACAGGATTATAGTCCTCATCCCTCCTAACACTTCCGTCAACAAAGTATTGTGGCTTGAAGCTATAGATATCGTTCAGGTTAATCAAACGAGTCGACTCGCCATTTTTAACCTTCAGGAGCGTTTCATGATTGCCATCAAAACCGAGTTGGTCTAACGCAGGCATCGTGAAAAACTTTGTATTTTGGTCGTTTACAAACTTAGTTATTTTGCTTTCGCTGAATAAGCTACCTTTCTTGTTTGCAATAATAAACTCGACCATAAAGTCGTCACGGTCATAACCCCCAACTTGGTCAGCAATATCAGCCGGCAATAAATATTTTCTAAGAACTAATGCCTTTACTTCGTTACTGGCGACAAACTGGCGGACAGCCTTTTTAGAGATGTAATACTCGACTTTCAGCGTGAGTCCTTTGTAATTATCTCTGAAGTATGACGTGAGACGCCATTTGAATAAGTCAGAAATAGTTTTAGAGCCAAGAGTCTGAATAAAAAGCAAACCTCGTTTCTTATCTAAGGGAGCATGCATTAGATAATAAAAAGGCGTTTCGTCAGTATGGCGGGGAGTTTTTTTGAAATCAGTTGCCAAAGTGTCAAGATTTTTTTGTGCGCCGCCAACGCCAAAATAACCACCATTAACGATACCGCGAGCTAACCGTGCACCTGAATTAATTTTTAGAGTGCTATAGTCTAGATGCAAGGTTTTCTTAGAGCTGCCGTGTTCAAAGGTCTGACCATCCAAATAGCGAACCCAGTTTTTAAAGAAATCTATGAAGTCAGTACCTTCAAAAAATGAATTTAAGTCTATTTGCTCGTTATTCTTATTAACAATAACGAATGAAAAAACCTCAAGCTTTATTTCGTGAGCCAT